GCGGCGGTGGCCAGTAATTATGATTTTTACAGAAACACATATCTGAAAACAAGGCAGCAACAGTTTCGTGAGTCTGCTGAGTTTGTAAAAACAGATATACAATTACAATTAATGTTGGCGCAAGTCTATCAAAAAGAAATAGCATCATTGGAAGATTTGTTATTCAAGGCAGGCAAAGACGACAAAAAGAAAAAAGCTGAACCTAAACAATTATCAGGTCGAAAATCAGGATCTAAATCTGAAGTTAGTGAGTTTGAATCACAATACAAGATGCTTGAACTACAACGACAAGCAAACGAAGATATGTTAAAGCGTCGTGCAAACATCTATTCAGATGTCCAAAGAGAATTTTCACCATCACAACCTGCTTTACCTGAGATTAATCGTCAAGGTGATGCATTCCGAGTTGGTTTGGCACCAGCAAATATGGAAACAAAAGCCAGATTGGCAGCATCCAATATCGCAGGATTTACACCAGGAACACCAGAGGCTGAAGCAACCGCAACAGTCCTTTTTAATACTCTGCGTGCAAGTGCAGCTGCAAACGGACTACAAGCTGATTTCGATTCCAGGGCAACACAAATAAAAGCAGCAATCGCATCAACACCAAACTTTGCTATTTCAGGATCATCAATTGGTGCAAATTTAACATCAGCAAGAGAAGCTGAATATCAAAGAAGAATTGATGATTTAGGTCTTGGTAATAACGCATTGGCAATCATACCACAAGAAATAGGACCTGAAGACGGTGATATAACAGATCCAACGCAAGCAGGTACAGCTGGTAAAGTAGTCGAACAATACTTTTATGAAAAAGTCGGTGATAAATACAGACTGGTTGAAAGGAAAAAAGGATCGTCATTTTCTGTACCCGGAACACCAATACAAGTCGGTAATACAAGTACAACTATACAAGACGACCTTAGACTTGTTTCACCTGAGTCAGTAGGTGATATTAATAAAGACGGCAAGGAAGATGAAAAAGATGTTAAACTGTTTGCTGATAGAATGTTAATCAGAAAAGAAACAGAAAAACAGCGACAGTTAGAATACCCATTAAAGCAACTACCAAAATCACGTGCAAGATACGATCGTGCAATGGCAAGACTCGATGCTTTAACAAGTCAAGGTATTGAAAGTACTGCCAGAGCAAGAATTGGTCGTGAAACACAAGTAAAAGATGCATTTGATCTTGAAGCCAGAAGACAAAAACAAAGAGAAGCATATGAAGTTATCAGTCAAATGGAAGATTTTTACAACCAGTTAGATGATAATCAAAGATACTTGTTTGATGCATACAGAGTAGGCTCAAGACTTAAAAAACCAAACAAATCAAGCAAATCATTCCAAGATGCACAATCACTTTATGGTGCAGTCAAGAAAGATGCAAAAATCGATGGTAATATGGTGGTAGAAAACATCAAGGCTTTTGATAAACCAGATGAAGTTGCAACCTTTTTAGGTTATCTATTTGCACAAGAAGACACACCACTAAGATATGGATTAACAGAGGAGAAATAACAGTGAAAGGATTTTTAGAATCATTACAAAAAAGACTGTCAGAGATTGACAAAGAATTAAATCCAAGTGCAGCGACAGATCCGGATGGAAAGCAGCCACTATACAGTGGAGGC